AGAACCACACTATCAGTGTATTAACAAAAGAAAGAGCAAATTTAGAAAGTTCACAAAGTCGTGCAGAAAAACAATTCAAACGATATGAAGATGATTTACAAGGTGTAAAAGATCACAAGTGTTATGCTTGTGGACAAGATCTACACGATGACACACACGCAGAACTACTTGAAAAGAAACAAAAAGATTTTGATGAAAGCAAAGAGTACTTAGATAAAGTTAACAGTGACCTTGCTGAAGTTGTAGAAGGACTCAAAGCAGTTGGAGAGTTAGGTGACAAACCTAAAACATATTATGACACTGCGGAAGAAGCATACAATCACAGAAACAACTTAGAAAGTTTAGAAAAGTCTAAAGAAGAAAAAAGCAAGGCCACAAATCCATATACAGAACAAATGGAAGAACTTACACATACAGCATTACAAGAAGTGTCGTGGGATTCAATTAACGAATTAACACGCATGAAGGAACATATGGATTTCTTATACAAACTGCTTACAAGTAAAGATTCGTTTGTACGTAAACGTATTATTGATCAAAACTTAGCATTCCTTAATAAACGCCTACAACACTATTTAGAGCGTACAGGATTGCCACATCAAGTACTGTTTTTAAACGATTTAACAGTAGAAATTACAGAACTCGGACGTGACTTAGACTTTGATAACCTCAGTAGAGGTGAACGAAATAGACTCATATTATCAATGAGTTGGGCATTCCGTGATGTTTGGGAAAGCCTATATCAAAGTATTAATCTACTGTTTATTGACGAACTTATTGATAACGGACTTGATGCCGCTGGTGTTGAAAGTGCGTTAGGTATCCTTAAGAAAATGGCACGTGATCGTAACAAGAACATTTACTTAATTTCACACAAAGATGAATTAAGTGGTCGTGTTAATAACATTCTTAAGGTTATAAAAGAAAACGGATTTACAAGTTACGCAAACGATACAGAAGTAAATGGATAAAACAACACACGAATTACTCATGCAGGCTGTGATGGATTATTATAACACACAGGCCAAATTTGAAGAAAAGGGCTTCGACGAAACAGGTCGCAAGGCTCGTGTAATTCTTAGTCACATAAGAAATTTAGCAACAACTAGGCGCAACGAAATACAGGCAAAACGCAAAAAACGACAGGCTCAAAAAAAGGCCAAAAAAGCACAGGCAAATAACGATAATGAATAAGTACGTTCATGCAGTGGACTTATGAAGGTGAGCAAATTGATTCAATTCCAGACGAATACGAAGGTTTTGTTTATCTCATAACAAATCTATCTACTGGGCAAAAATATATAGGCAAGAAATTAGCAAAATTTAAAACAACCAAACCACCTCTTAAAGGCAAAAAGAATAAGAGAAGAGGCACCAAAGAAAGCGATTGGAAGGACTATTGGGGGAGTTCCGATCGACTGCAAGCAGATGTCACTGCACAAGGCCCAGAAAACTTTACAAGAGAAATATTATATCTGTGTAAAAGCAGAGCAGAAATGAGTTATATAGAGGCAAGAGAACAGTTTGACCGCCGTGTATTAGAAACAGATGATTATTATAACGGTATTATTAACGTGAGAGTTGGCGGTAGCGACAAACTTAAAAAGGCACTTTTGGAACACTCAATTAAGGCTAAAAAGTAACGCTGTTTGGTCGAGGATGCTCGACTCACCTTGAGGATGCCTACTTGGGAGATAGTAGTGTGCATTCAGATACTGGTGTGTTACAAGGACAATGCTAACTTAAGGCATAAAAGATGTGTGCTCTGGGAAAAAGGTACAACACACACGGTAAGTGATTTTGACTGTTAAGGATCAACTGCCGTCCGCGGATTCTATGCGAATGCTGAAGTAGGGGGATAAAGGTCTGCCGCCTCCGTACATATTATATGTAATCTTCTTTAACAGACTGGTGATGCTAACTCACATGATGTGAACGCCATTTTTTAATTCGTCCGGCAACGGGCGAATTGTGGCTCCACTATCTACATGATGCAAAAATGCTTCGCATTTATAGTGTAAGTAAAAAGAAAGTGGTGTTTGAGCGATAGCGATAAACACAAACGATCTTTAGATCGTTTCATAATAAATCAACTTTAGTGTAAATCAGGATCTCTTCCTAAACCCTTAACAGTATACTTTATATATTCTTCTATTTCTAAATGATTATGTGGATGTTGTAGTTTTAGAAGATATAGAGTTTCTTCGGCAAAAGCATAATCATCTATACTATCTGCAAGAGTTTCGTTATCTGTGTGATCGTATATTCTATATTGTTTCAACATTCAAATATTTACGATCAGTAGTTATGCTCATAAAACACTGCTATTTGGTTTTTTGCGCCTTAAATGGATATCATATAAATACGAGTAGGAGATTTAGCATGAAAATTAGTGAAGTAACGCAACTCGATGAATTACTGCCTGGCAAAGAAGACAGGCCTGACATGCGAGATCAAGCAAAAGAAATCAAAGCAAACTGGTCAAAGTACATTTCTATGAATAAACTTGAATCTCCTACTACAGACGACTTCTTACTCTTTGTTGATAAATTAGGAGTAGACACACAGTACGTTGAAAAACTTGTAGGCAAAACCGTTGCAGATGCTAAAGCATCTAAAGGTACACTTGATACAGATACCCTTGGCGGTGCATTTGACAATGCAATTAATATGGTTAAAAGTCTTTCGCCAAGAGCGTTACGACAAGGCAAACCGGTCCCTCAACAGTCATATGCAGATGTTCAAAACATGATGAAAAAGGCCGCAGTTAATAAAGACTGGGTCATACAAGCCGCAAATTGGATTACCAAAGCAGGACAATCAGGCTACGATGTTTCACGTTTACAGAAAGATCTACTTAACATTGTTAGCAAAAACAAAAACGTAATGCAGGATGTACACAGTGAAGATAGTGTTACCGAAGAAACAGTACCTGTAGATGCGTCAAATATTGATAAACTTGCAATGGCGGCCGCAAAAGGCGTTGAAAAAGAAAAAACTAATACATTGGGTGCATTCTTAAGTGGATACCAAGATCCACTTGGTATTAAGAAGTTTAAAGCAGGTATTCGTCAAAAGAGAACAGATTACGAACAAGATCGTGATCAACGTTCTTTCTAAATAAAAGTTATTCCAGTATCTTTGGTGTTTTTCAAATTTTCTTCAACTTGTACTGATATTGCCTTGCGTTCATCATAGGTAGTATTATAAGCATCTTGCAGTTGTAAACTGCCACGCATATACCAACACAGTTTGACTAATTCTTGTAGTATGTCTTGGGATTGTTTTTCTAAATCGGTAACAAACTTTTCAATTTCAGAAATCGAGAGTGTTGCTACTTTGATACGAAAAAATTTGATTGGTCAAACATCAAAGGAACTTCAACTACGTCCTTTGCGCCTTTCTCTACAAGTTCATCTGAAATTTTAAACTTGCGTGGTTTAATTGACCAAGATTCTTTTACTTGTTCAATGTGATCACGTACTGCACTAAATGTATCTTTATCTGTATTATCAAAGAACGATCTAATTTCTGTAGGATCATTTTCACTGCCTTCTGGTGTATCAATGCTAACTACGTGTTTACAAATCATATCAAGCGACAGTTGACTTAGTTTTTTAAGTCCAATTTTAAATGCTTCAACTTTATCTTCGTCTGAAACTTTTTCATCTTGCATTAGTGTAGCAAGACGTTGGCTTTCATAAGTGTTTTGAAAGAACTGTGTACTTTCTCTGTAGTTTAGTGGACGTAGATGAAACGTTAATTCTCCATATGTAAATGTTGTAGGCCATTCCTTGCCTTGCATTTCGTCAAGGACCTGTCTAAGGTCAACCGAAAACGTTTCAGATTCAATTTCTGTTTTTTCACCATTAGGAATAACAACAGGAATCTCCATTTCCATTTGTTCGCCATATGTAGCAATTCTAATAGCAATAAGAATTGCGTCAAGGTCAATGCTTGGCATAGTCCACGGATCGTCGATTAACGGACAACACGATTTAATTACATTTACAGTTGCTTCACCGTTCATTAGTGCGTCTGGAGTTTTTAGCATTAATTCATCTTTTGCGGTCATGGAATAAATTGGAAGTTCACCCGTTCCTGATTTCTCCATAGGGTTATTAGGCCAAAACTTACCACCACTTGGCAAAGACAAGTAGATTTTTGGCTGTCTTGCGTACTTTGCTAATACACTTTGATTTTCCATATTTTATTCCTTCATAAATAGTAATAGTACTATAATTTAGCACATGTATTTATATACGTATATAATGAGGATTTTTAGATCATGGCCGTAACTGGTTATATTGGTGACGCAGAAGTCACCCTCAATAACGCCGCTGAAGAAGCAACAATGCAAAAGATTCTTGCCGCCCTTGGTGGTGGTGGCGGTCTTGGGTCTGGTATGCAGGCCGCTGATAATGCTGGCAAAAAAACATCAGTATCCTTTAACAAATTAGAAAAAACATCAAACGCTCTTAACACAAGTTTTAAAGCACTTGGTATGGGTCTTGGCGTTGTTACTGGTACTTTTGGTTTATTAGGTAAAGCAGGCAGTGGTGCAGTAAAATTTGCTACGGGGTTATCTGAAAGTCAACCTACAGTTGTTGATTTTGCTAAAGGTATTAAAACTGTTACAGGCGATTTTCTTGGATTAGGATCTGCACTTGAAGCAGTAGTATCATTATTATACAAAAACTATACAACGTTCCAACAGTTAAGTAGTTCAGGTATTGCATTTGGTGATCGTGTTAAAGAAATGACCACATATGGTGGTCAAGTAGGTACTACTCTTGATGTTGTTGCTGGTAACTTAACAAAGAATGCTGAATATCTTGGCATGTTTGGCACAGGAACACGTGGTGCTATCCTTGCTATTGAAGCACAGAAACAAGCATTTGATCTAAACAAATCTTCACTACAAGCATTTGGTTTAAGTTTTGAAGAACAAAACGAAAAGTTTATGAGTTTCTTCTCACAAAACGCTATTGCAATGCAGAGAGGAACTATTTCACAAGCACAGGTTGTTAATTTAAGTGATGATTATGCAAAAGGATTGCGTAGATTATCAGAACTAACTGGTATGCAGTCTGATCAAATTGAAGAAGGAATTCAAAAGGCCAACATGAACAAGGCCTTTGAAAACTTTATGTCTACAATGGACGGTGAAACTGCAAACAGAATGCGTTCAATTATTAACACTGCACAAGCGTCATTTGGAGATGGCGGTAGAGAAGCAGTACAAGCAATGATGCTCGGAGTTGCACCTGTTACAGAAAGCGCACAGATGCTTTCTACTATGATGCCAGGATTTAATCAACAATTTCAAGGCATGATTGGCACAGCACAAAACTTCAGTGGATCGCTTGAAGATTTTAATAACAATATGTACGGTCAATTAAATCAGTTTGCTAATGCAAATAGAGGTTTTGCAGATCAAAATTCAAAATACTTTGCTACTCTTGGTATGATGGGCGATCCATATGGACAAGCAGGTAGTGATATTGTAAACTTTGTAAACAGATTTGGTGGTAGTATGGAAGATCTAAGATCAAACCTTGGTAAACAATCACCAACTACACAAGCATTTAATACATTTAACGAAGCAATCGCAAAAGTAAGAGATGCGTTATCAAATAGCATAGTTGAACTTTTAACTTCAAAAGCATTTCAAGATGCAATGAAAAGTTTAGTTACTAATTTACCATTAATGGCAGAAGGAATTGCAAAATTCCTTGGCGATATGGGCACTCCAGAAGGTCGTAAAAAACGTTGGGACGAAATTATGGAGTGGTTTAAAGGTTTGATGGAAGATCTTAACAATGTAATTAAAGAAACACTCGGCGGAGGTACCAGAACAACAACATCTATTGCGGCAGGCAAAACACCAATACAAGGTGTAAGTGATTACAAAGGCATGCTTGGGTTTGGTGGTCTTGATGCAGATAGACTATTCGAAGAAGCAGACGGATGGTTTACTGATACAGTTGATTTTCTAAATTCAAATGTATTTGGTATGGGCAGAAAAGAATGGTTCCAAAAAAATCTTAAAGCCATGATGGAAACAGAGCAGTACAAGGACAAACCAGAAGAAGCAAAACGTGATCTAATTCAAGCAATTAGAGATTTTACTGCTAACAAAAAAGAATCAGGAGTTTATGATCAAAGCCAGTATGATACAGTAATGAAATATATTACAGAAGACCTTGTACCTATTATTAACGATATTGATGTTAGAAGAAAAGGTACATATGGTGCTACTGGACAAATTGTTGAACCAAAAGATATCATTTCAAGGATTGAAAAAGGTGAGCGTGTACTAAGTCCAACAGAAGCGAGAGCATACAACCAAGCACAAGCACAAGGATCCACATCATCAGTAACGATGCCAAAGATTGATTTCTCTGTTTTGGCAAATAAACTGGTTGACTCGGACCGAGAGTTGAATGTAAAATTATTAAATGCGTTAAATACAGTAGATAACACGTTAAAAGAACTTGGTAGAAATCAAAAGAACACTATTAGCGCAATAGAGAATATGGCTTAGGAACACTAAATGAGTTGGAAAAAATACTTTCAAGAATACAAACAAGAGGATACTTCAGGCAGATTTAGTACGATTCCTGGCACCGGACAGCAAGGTCCTGCAAGAACAAACTATTCATCTTTTCTACCAGACGTATATTCAGGACATCCAAATCGCATTGAACGTTATGGTCAATATGAAACAATGGATGCAGATTCAGAAGTTAATGCGGCATTGGATATTCTTGCTGAATTCTGTACACAAGAAAATGCAGAAAACAAGACTCCATTCCACATCTACTTTAAACAAAACGCAACTGGCGCTGAAACTAAGATTTTAAAGCAGTATCTACAACAATGGGTAGACTTAAATCAGTTTGATAGACGTATCTTTAGAATTATGCGTAACGTATTCAAATACGGTGATGCATTTTTCCTAAGAGATCCAGAAACTTTTAAATTATTCCACATTGACCCAGGCAAAATTGACAAGGTCATTGTAAATGAAAGCGAAGGAAAGATTCCTGAACAGTATGTTATTCGCGATATTAACATAAACTTCCAACATCTTTCTGTTTCACAGAAAAATCCTAACGCAGGCAACGGACAACTTGATTATACAACATCAGGTGGTGCAAGTGGTAGAGGTTTTGCAGGAGAAACCCCAGGACAGTTTGGTACACGTTTTGATAAAACACAAAACCAAACAACTATTGAAGCAGATCATGTTGTACACTTATCATTATCAGAAGGTTTAGACAGGAACTTTCCTTTTGGCAACTCGCTATTGGAAAGTGTGTTTAAAGTTTATAAGCAAAAAGAATTACTTGAAGATGCAATTATTATCTACCGTGTGCAAAGAGCACCAGAACGTAGAGTATTTTACATCGACGTAGGTAACATGCCTACTCACTTGGCAATGGGTTTCGTTGAACGAGTTAAAAACGAAATTCATCAACGTAGAATTCCAAGTGCAACTGGTGGCGGCACAAACGTTATTGACGCCAGTTTTAATCCATTATCAATTAACGAAGATTATTTCTTCCCGCAAACAGCAGAAGGTCGTGGTTCTAAAGTAGAAACACTACCAGGTGGTACTAACTTAGGTGAAATTGATGACCTTAAGTACTTTACCAACAAGTTATTCCGTGGTTTGCGTATTCCAAGTTCGTATCTTCCTACCGGTGCTGACGATAGTGCGGCCCAATACAACGACGGAAGAGTAGGCACTGCTTATATCCAAGAATTAAGATTTAACAAATACTGTCAAAGACTACAAAACCTTGTAGCATATATCTTTGATAGAGAGTTTAAGATGTATATGAACGCCAAAGGCGTTAACATTGATAACAATTTGTTTGATCTACAAATGAATCCACCGCAAAACTTTGCGGCATACAGACAAAGTGAAATGGATAATGCTCGTGTTAGTACTTTTGCTTCACTACAAGAAGTACCTTATATGAGTAAACGCTTTGCACTTAAACGTTTCTTAGGTCTTTCACAAGAAGAACTTGCAGAAAACGAAACACTATGGCGTGAAGAAAATTCAGGCGAAGCAATTAACAACATGGGCTCAGGTGCAGAAATGCGTGGCGCTGGTATTACACCGAGTGGTATGCAAAGCGATCTTGATACACTTGGATCAACTGAACCTGATGAAGGCGCACCTGAACCTGCAGGCGAAGATGAAGGTCTTCCACCTATCCCAGGCGCCAGCGGCGGCGATACAGAAGTATAAGGTAAATAATATTATGCTGTTAAACGAACTATTTTATTTTGATCAAAACGGAAAAAACTTTGAGGACGACAAACGTTACGATGCTCAGAGAGATATTTCTGTGCTTGATCAAAGCGACACAAGAAAGACTCGTTTAACTCTACGTCATCTAAATGACATTCGACGCACATCAGAAGCAAGAGAAATTGAACAAGCAAAAGAAATTTCTTTTATTCAGATGATGTACGGCCAGCCAGTCCAAGAAGAACAAGCACTTTAATAAAACCCTTTAAATACACGCATGAGCACAGCGTTTGTATTAGGTAATGGTACCTCACGAAAACATTTTGATTTAAACAGACTTATAGGCAGAGGAAAAATCTATGCCTGTAATGCTGTCTATAGACACTTTCGACCTGACGTGTTAATAGCCGTTGATCCTAAAATGATACATGAAATTGTAGCCTCAGGATATCATAACAATAACGAAGTATGGACAAATTTTAACAACGGTTATAAAAACTATACAAACTTAAACTATTTTCAACCAAGCAAAGGTTGGTCAAGTGGTCCAACAGCACTTTGTAAAGCAAGTGACGATAAACATAAAGTAATATATATCCTTGGTTTTGACTATATTGGTTTAGGCAAAGGAAAGAAATTTAACAATGTCTTTGCTGATACTAATAATTACAAAAAAAGCAAAGAGCCTGCAACTTATTACGGAAACTGGCTACGACAAACAGAAAATGTAGTCAAATCCAACCCGCAAATACAGTATTATAGAGTAACTAATATAGGAGACTTCTGTCCCACACAGTTAAATAACTATGATAATATACGAAACATGGACTACGAAGAGTTTAAAAAACATATTAAATGATAAAAAACGCATTTTTAGGCCTATTTCCACTGGTAAAAGTGGTTTTTTCGTAAATACAAACACAGCCTTGCCTAATAACATTTAAAAGGAGAAAAACAAATGTCAGATACAAGCAAATTTGAACAACTGCTTGATCTTCTCGTGAACGAAGATAAAGAAAAAGCAGAAGAGTTATTCCACGATATCGTGGTAGAAAAATCAAAAGAAATTTACCAAGGATTAATTGAGTCTGAAGAAAAAGCAGACGAAGAAGTTGAAGAAGCAACTGAAGAGACTAAAGAAGACGAAGTTGAAGAAGCAGTTGAAGAAGCAACAGATGAAAAAGACGAAGAAGTAGAAGAAAACTTCGTTGACGATTTCGCTGAAAAAGAGTCAGTAGAAGAAGTTGGCGGTGACGCAACTGATGATATGATGGCTGACGTAGAAGGCGAAGACGACATGGATTTCAACAACGACGGCGAAATGGACGACCATGAAGAAGAACATGGCGACATTGAAGACCGTGTTGTAGACCTTGAAGACGAACTTGAAGACCTTAAAGCAGAATTTGAAAAAATGATGTCAGATAAAGGTGAAGAAGAGTCAGAAGAAGGTGACGAAGAAGAATCAGAAGAAGCCGAAGAGGAGTCATTTGAACCTGCTATTGAATCTACTGAAGAAGAAACAGCAGAAGAAATTGAAGAGGATGCAACCCCTAAAACCGCTGGCGAAACCATGAGAGAATATGTTGAAAAGGTTTCTGCACCCTCAAACACCGAAGGCGCTGATAACAAAGCCAGTCCAGTAGCATCGAAAGGTGGTAAGGACTCCGGTGCTGATGCTAAAAACATCGCACAGGGCGGCGAAGAAAAGGGCGGTAAAGTAGAGACGGCTAAGGACATGGGTAAATCATTTGAAAATGAGCCAGGTTCAAAGGCTGGAGATACTTTTAAGAAAGCATCTGCACCAAAGAGTGCTGAGTAATTAGGAGTTAGCCAGTATGGCATACTTAAGAGAAAATCTTACGTTCGATCAGGCGAAAGTCACCCTTGAGTCACAAGGTGAAGGTGAAAACAAATCACTTTACTTAAAAGGTATTTGTATTCAGGGTGGTGTGAAAAACGCTAATCAGCGAATCTACCCTGTCTCCGAGATAGGCAACGCTGTAAAGACACTCAAGGATCAGATCGACGGCGGTTACTCTGTGCTTGGAGAAGTAGATCATCCAGATGATTTAAAAGTTAATTTAGATCGTGTTTCGCATATGATTACTGATATGTGGATGGACGGACCAAATGGGTATGGTAAGATGAAAATCTTACCTACTCCAATGGGAAATCTTGTAAAAACCATGTTAGAATCAGGCGTTAAGTTGGGTGTTAGTTCAAGAGGCGCAGGTGAAGTTGACCAATCCAGTGGAGAAGTTAACGGTTTTGAGATTATTACTGTTGATGTTGTAGCACAACCAAGTGCTCCGGGTGCTTACCCAACACCAATCTATGAACACTTTATGAATACAAAAGGCGGTTATGGTGCGATGTTGGCGGCTCAGGAAGTAAGTGAAGACGCTAAAGCACAAAAGTATCTCAAAGAGAAGATGCTGAGAGTCATAAAAGGCTTGCAGTAATTTTAAAGGAGAAAGCCAATGAGTGATATGTTTAACAAACTTTTCGAAACAGGCATCCTAAACGAGGAAGTACGTTCTGAGTTACAGGAAGCGTGGGACGCAAAAGTAAAGGAAAACAAAGACACTGTCACTGCGGAACTCCGCGAGGAATTTGCAAAACGTTACGAGCATGATAAACAAAACATGGTTGAAGCGGTTGACAAAATGGTTTCCGAGCGTTTAGAAGCAGAAGTTGCTGAGATTGCTGAAGATAAGAAAGCACTTGCAGAAGCAAGAGTTGAATATAAGAAGAAGATCAGTGAGCATTCTGAAAAACTGCAAGAGTTTACTTTAAAGCAGTTATCTAACGAGATTGCAGAGTTAAATGAAGATCGTAAAAGAGTTTCAGAAAACTTTGCTAAAATGGAAGACTTTGTTGTTCAACAACTTGCAAAGGAAATCAATGAGTTTGCAGAGGACAAAAAAGATTTGGCCGAGACCAAGGTTAAACTTGTAAAAGAGGCTAAAGCGAAATTTGCTGAAGTTAAAGCAAAATTTGTTGAGAAATCAGCAGAAATTGTTAAAGAAACTGTAAGCAAAAAACTTGCAGAAGAGATTACACAGTTGAAAGAAGACATTCAATCAGCACGTGAAAATCACTTTGGCAGAAAACTTTTCGAAGCATTTGCTAACGAATATCAATCTTCTTACTTAAACGAAAAATCAGAGACTGCAAAGTTAATGAAAGTAGTTGCAGAAAAGGAAGAAGCATTAGCAGAGGCTAAGAAAGCCATCACAGAGAAGGCTACTTTAGTTGAATCTAAAGACGCAGAAATTAAAGCGGCGAAGGACCAGGCTAAACGTGTTGCAGTGATGAATGAGTTATTGACTCCATTAGGTAAAGACAAGAGAGAAATTATGTCTGAACTACTTGAGTCAGTGCAAACTGAGAAATTGCACACAGCATTTGACAAATATCTACCAGCAGTTATGGAAGACAAGAAACCAGCAACTGTTAAAAAGGCAATTATGGAAGGCACAGAAGTTACAGGCAATAAAGAAGTTAAGGAACAGGTAGAAGAAAAGTCAAACTTAATTGAACTCCGCAGATTGGCGGGATTAAACTAATAAAAGGAGAGACAAAAATGTCAGAAATTATTAACGAAAACTGGCAAGCCACTAAAGGCGCTCTATTAGAAGGCCTACAAGGTCACAAGAAGAGCGTTATGGACGTTACTCTCGAGAATACAAGACGTTATCTCGCTGAGTCGGCTACTGCTGGTGCAACTTCCGCAGGAAATGTTGCAACATTAAATCGTGTGATTCTTCCAGTAATCAGACGTGTAATGCCTACGGTTATCGCAAACGAAATCGTTGGTGTACAACCAATGACTGGTCCAGTATCTCAAATTCACACTTTGAGAGTACGTTACTCAGACACATTAGATGATGTGGTAGCAGGTGAAGAAGCACTATCACCATTCAAGATTGGCTTAGGCTATTCAGGTGGTGGTTCAACTGATGCGGCAAGTGCAACTGCGGCATTAGAAGGTCAGCCTGGTAAGCGTTTGTCAATTCAAATCTTAAAACAAGCAGTAGAAGCGAAGACTCGTAAACTATCTGCTCGTTGGACATTTGAAGCGGCTCAAGACGCTCAAGCACAACAGGGTATCGATGTTGAAGCAGAAATTATGGCGGCACTTGCCCAAGAAATTACTGCTGAGATCGACCAAGAGATCCTTGCTTCACTACGTTCATTAGCATCAAACGAAGGCGCTTACGATCAAGCGGCTGTATCTGGTACTGCTACTTTCGTTGGTGACGAACACGCGGCACTTGCTGTTCAAATCAACCGTGTAGCGAACAAGATTGCACAACGTACACGTAGAGGCGCAGGTAACTGGGCAGTTGTTTCTGCAGAAGCATTAACAATTCTTCAGTCTGCTACTACTTCAGCGTTTGCTCGTACTACTGAAGGTACATTTGAAGCACCAACTAACACTAAGTTCGTTGGTACACTAAACAACTCTATGAGAATTTACGTAGACGGTTATCAAGCAGACGGCGGTTCTGTATTGGTTGGCTACAAAGGTTCTTCAGAGGCTGATGCGGCGGCATTCTACTGCCCATACATTCCTTTGATGAGTTCAGGTGTGGTACTTGATCCAGCAACTTTCGAACCAGTTGTAGGCTTCATGACAAGATATGGCTATGTTGAACTTAACAACACTGCTTCATCTCTTGGTAATGCGGCAGACTACTTGGGCGAAGTTACTATCGCTAACCCATCTTTCTCATAATAGAGAAGTAGTAAAACGAAAAGAGGGCGGCTTTATGTCGCCCTTTTTTTATGAGTAAATAATAGTATGGAAATAGAAATCAGTTTAGACTGGCCTAAAGTAGAACACGAGATTAGAGAGTTAACTAAGACTGCTCCTGAATTTAAAATCGACGTGATTAAATTCTGCCGAGGTATGGATAGCGAAATTAAAAAACTTTCTGAGATTGAATTACAAATTAGAAGACATCCAACTGATACTCTTGCACAAAAACATACACGCAAAGTTAAAGAAATTAATGACGCAATCAGTTTCTTTTTACAAACACACTTAATGCACCTCTTTACAAGAACTGACTAAATACTATTGTCAATTATAGGAGCCTCATATGAGGACTTATGCGGACCTTACCGCGTAGACCCTAGAACGGCAAATGCTTAAACAAAGGAGAAAAATCATGGGAAGACCCGTAAACAAAAGATACTTCGGCTTACTTGCTGACGGTACTAATATTACTATCAACTGTCAAGTTGATTCAAACTCAGAGTCAGAATCAGGCTATATTATTAGTCAACGTTCTGTTAATAAGTTTTTAGTAAACGATCTAAAAACTGGTACAAAAACATCAGTTGGTGGATCAGGCACAGGTAACGTATCTGTATGTACACTTGTTGACAAAGCATCAGGATCATTAAATGCTAACGAAATGTCAATTCAAGGTACTATTGCAGGTGGTGGTGATCAAGTTAGAGTTGCTAAACTTTACAATAAAACTTGTAGAGATTTTAATAATAACAGATATACTTGGTCTATATCAGACGACTCAACAGAATCTATTATGGTTCTTGTTGCTATCTAATAGCACTACAGAGAAGGGCAAATTTCGTTTGCCCTTTTCTTTTGACTAAATAATGCTATAAACAAAGGATTCACACAGCATGGCCGTTGATGTATTAAAAGTTACTGGTGATTATAAGATAATCACATCACAAGATTCAGGTAGACAACTCACACTGGATACTCCAGAAGTGCGTGTTACTGGTGACTTAACTGTATTAGGTACAACAACTACTATTGAAACTGCTAACATGACTATTGAGGACAATATTATTGTTCTTAACTCAGGCGAAACATCAGCAACAGGAGTTAGTTTAGGGCAAGCAGGTATTGAAATCGATAGAGGTCCGTCAAGTTCTAATGCTACATTCTTATTTGACGACACATTAAGTTATGTACAACCAAACGGTCAAACCGGTCCAGGCGTTTTTACGTTTAAAGTAGGATCAGGACTTGGTGCATTACAAGCACATGTTATTGAAACAACTGGTGAAGATTTAAAAATGTTAGGAGCAAATGCACCTAACGCTGTTATTACTGTTACAGGAACATCAGACTACGAAACAAATGTAACAGATGACGACGATATTCCAAACAAGAAATATGTAGACGATTCTATTTCTAGTGCAAGTATTGATAAAATTATCAAAGGAAATACAAAAGCACAAGTACACGACACAAGTAGCGGCGATCCTTTAAGTAGATTTTTTATTGAAGTCGACGGTGTTGAAAAATTTAGTGTTAATGCTATTACAACAGAGTTACAAGACATTCAAATTGACGGAACAACAATTCGTCCAACCACGTCAGGCGACAGTTTATATCTTGAATCGAACGGAAGCGGTGAAGTAGTAGCACGTGATGTATTAAGCATTGAAGGTACAGTAGTACCAAGTGCACCAGCCGCAGATACAGGTAGATTAAAATTATATGTCCAAACCGAAGCCGAAGGTGGTTCTGGACTTTATTTTGTAAATACAAGTAGTACAAGAGACGAACTTGTAAGTAAGAGAAAAGCATTGCTGATGAGCATGTTATTTTAGGAACAAACAATGGCTATTACGAACAACTTTATTGATGCAACATTAACAACAGTTTATACCAGCAGTGGCGATAATGCTATTACCAGTATGATCTTCTGTAACTATGCGGATACAGATAACATTAGTGGTTCTCCAGGTAATGTGTTAACTGATGCAGATACATATCTAAACTTGCATATTGTTCCTAATGGCGGTTCTGCAAGTGATGAAAACAAAATTTTACATCAATTAAAAATTCCAGGAGGCGAGACTTTCATAATGGACAGCGAGAGATTAGTTCTTGAAAACGGTGATACAGTTGTTGCTGAAACAACATCTCCTGCTACTGTTTCCGTTACGATTAGTACGATATCAGTATAATGCGTTTTGTAAAGTATCAACAAATTAACGAAAGAATGATTGCAGACAACAGTGTTTCTGTTGACGGAAACAGTGGCGAAGTAATCATGGGTGGTTCATATGCTCTTAGAGTTCCTGTAGGCAATACCGCAGAGCGTCCTGAATTTCCGCAAAATGGTCAGATTCGTTATAATACAGATACTAACGAGTTTGAAGCATATGTTAATAATGCTTGGGAAATCAACAGAACAGATCGTCCAGCAATTATTACAATCCAAAACTTAGGTACTGGTGATGCCGCCGAACAGAATTTTGGCCCTTTAGATCCTATTCCGTCAACATCAAAAAACATTCTTGTACTTGTTGAAAACGTTGTACAGATTGCAGAAGTAAACTATACTATGATTCAAGACGGTGCAGATTATTATTTGCGTTTTGACTCAGCAGTTCCATTTGGTAAAGACGTTGTCGTAATTCACGGCTTCGATTAATACCTAACTCCACCCTTTTTCCAAACAAGACTAAATACTGTTAATGCTAAACAATGACCGTTGTTAGCAGGACATTACTGTGGTCAACCCGCAATGTAAGGTGGTTGGAGGGACAGGATCCCCGCTTATAAGGAGAAGACAATGGCCGTCGGTCGAATTTCGGGTCCGTTGCTTAAGAGCAATCTCATACGTAATGGTGTGGATTTGGCTTTTGAAACGGATTTACTATACTTAGATGTCAACAATAACAAAATCGGCGTCAAGACCGCAAGTCCAGCCTATGACTTAGATATCAATGGCACAACAAATGCAAACATCCTTAGAGCAGACAACTACATTGAAGTAGGTAATTTAAACCTACAAAACAACACAATTTCATCAAACTTAGGTACTATAGAATTATTACCCGCAGGTAGTGATCC